CTCCGCGCAGCCTTACTTGCAGACCGCACAGTTTGGCGAATGGAGTCTAGGACTTGAATTAGTTTTGGTAGCTTCTACTGCGACTAACAAGAAGGCAACGGAAAACCTAGATCAGCTCATCGAGGATGTTCTGAATGCTATCGAACCGTTGAAATACGTTCGGATAACTTCGGTCAATCAGCCTTACAATTTACAAACAAATAACGCCGAGTATCTAGCAACGAACTTATTCGTCCAGCTAGACATAACACTTTAGAAAGGAAGTCAGCTAAATGCCAGCTTCTACAAGAATCAAAGCTCAAAACATCCTATTCAAGTTCGGTGCTACCGAATACGCTTGCGACGCAAACATGGTTGAACTAACACTAGGAGATGCTCCTGGAGACGTTCAGACATTCTGCGAGGTTAGAGTCGGAGGTGAATGGTCACTACAACTTGACGGAATTACTTCTGGAGATTCATCCAGCCTTTACCGTGTCCTTTGGGATAACTTTGGTGCAACCGCAAACTTTACAATTGCACCTAACGGAAACGCAGTAGCCTCTTCGAGTGAGCCACACTACACCGGAGTCGTTACATTCGATGAGCTGCCACCTTTATCGCTAAACAGCAACGAAATATCCACCTTTAGCGTGACCTTGACAGTCAAGAGCACCCCACACACTCCTGCTTCTGACATCTACTACGGAGTTACAGTAGACACAACAGCTTAATCATGGCTGACGGAATTAAGGTCGTTGGCTTAAATGAAGCCATACGAGCACTTCGGGCTATTGGGGTTCCATCCGCGGAAATCGGTTTGGCCTCTCAAGAAGCTGGTGAGCTTGTAGCAAACAGGGCGCGATCCTTAGTTCCGGTAAGAACCGGAGCACTTCGGGCCACTATCAAAGCTAAAAAAATAGCTAGGAAAGTAGTAGTTAGTGCAGGTAACAATACGCGAGTTCCCTACGCTAACCCGATTCACTTTGGTTGGAATTACGATAAGAAGAACCTTCAGCCTAAGAACATTAGGCCTAGACCATTCTTTAGTAATGCCTTAACAAGCACTAGAAGCCAGGTTTACCAGATCTTCTTCGATAACATAGAAAAGCTATTCCAGAAGTATTCAAATAAATAAGGAGAACATAGATGAAACAATTTGACTTCGAGAGCCTAACTTTAGAAGAAGTAGAGCTAATCGAGAACTTGACTAATTCAAGTATCGATGAAGCGTTTGGCAACGGCAAGCCTAAGGGGAAAGCGTTAGCAGCCTTCGTTTGGGTAGTCCAAAAAAGGAATAACCCTAACTATAAAATGGAAGACGCTAAAAAGATAAGTTTGAAAGAAGCTCTTGGCATGATCAAGGGTGATGAAGAAAAAAAAGAATAAGGGAGCTATCCGCCAAACGCATGGCGGAGTTCTGCCGGGCTTTCAATATTAGCCCTAAGGATTACAAGGCTCTAACTTTGAACGAGTATCTAGCGTTCATAAAGACTTTGAAAAAGGATTAGCATGGCTGGAACTTTAGCTCTAAACGTAGAGATTCTCGGAGAGTTCAAGAAACTTACCGCTGCAACTAAAGGCGCAGAAGGTAGTCTTGCCGGGCTGAACAAAACAACCAAAGCAATCTCCAGCGGAATGGTCAAAGCTCTAGGCGCTATTGGCGTCGGGTTCTCTCTAGGGTTTATCAAAGACCAATTCGAGCAAGCTGCAAAGGCAGCCGTCGAGGATGTCAAGTCCCAGCAACTTCTAGCTATTGCTATGGAGAACACCGGGAAGGCTACCGCTGCAACCGTAGCAGAAGCCGAAGCATCCATAAAGGCCATGCAGCTTCAAACTTCCGTAGCCGATGACTTTTTAAGACCAGCATTCCAAAAGCTATTTATAGCAACCGGGGACGTTACCCAGTCAAATCGCTATCTTCAAATTGCCTTAGATACTTCCGCTGCAACTGGTAAAGACCTAGACTCCGTAACGCAAGCTATGGCTAAGTCCCTGGCAGGTCAGGACACCGCTCTTCTAAAGCTCATCCCTTCGCTTCGAGGAGTAGATGATCCGCTAAGTGAACTAGAGAAGACCTTTGCTGGAGCTGCAGAAGCGGCTGCCGATACAGACCCTTACCAGCGGATGAACATTATTTTTGGCGAAATGCAAGAGCAAGTTGGAATGGCTTTACTTCCAATTCTAAATGAGTTCTCCGATTGGTTAGCTACCCCAGAAGGTCAAGCAAAGCTCCAGGAAATCGTGGACGGCATAGTTGCCATTATTGAATCTATAATCGAAGCTGTTGCTTATGTTGAAGCAAACAAAGACTGGCTATTGCCAATGGTTGCTGCAATCGCTGGAGTTACCGCAGCGTGGAACTTAGCTACCGGAGCTTTGACGGCCTACAAGACCGCAGCGGGTATTGCAGCCGTAGCAGGTGCAGCCGGAGCAGCCGGAATTGCAGGAGCTGGAGTTCTAGGTGCTGCAGGAGTTGGTGCAGCTGCAGGTGGATTTATGCAAGGGCAAACACTTGGACAACAGTCACAGATTTTTGCTGGTTCTGGATTCCAGCAAGGAGGCAGACTCTTTGGAGATGCATTCCAAGCACCAGCTCCGGTAATCAATAACAACATAACTGTTCAAACTAACGCGACAGCTACAGCAATTGCAGACGCAATTAACCGGGCTAACCGGGCAAGTGGAACGAATCTAATTAGAGCGCGATGATTCCTAACTTTGCTATTGATCAGAACCTAAAGGTCGAGTTTCTAACTCCGGACGAAGAAGGCAACTCCTTTCTTCTTGGAATTAGCTTGCTGGGTGGAACGGATGTTCTTGGTGGCTTCGGTGAGTTCACTTTGGGAGTATCCCTTCTAGGTGGAGATGACGTTCTTGCTCCAAGCTCCGGTCTAAAGTGGCAAGAAGTAACATGCTCCGTTGCAAGTGCAACTATCTCCGTTGGTGGATCTCTTCAAGACACCGTGTTCTTCCAACCAGAACCAGCCACGGCTAACCTAACTCTTCAAAGCTATGAATTAGATCCAACGGTAAATCAAAACATTCGAGCTAACACTAAGTTTCGGATTCGCCTGGAAGATAATGAAATAGACCGAATCTTATTCCAAGGCTTTATTGACACTATCGACGTGACCTACTTCCCGGATGGCCCTAACGTTATTCAAATCACAGGCTTCGATGCTTACAAGTCTTTGGTGAACTCTAGGTTTGCAGTTTGGGATACTACCAGCTATGGAACTCACATTCACGTAGACGAAGTCTGGGAGCTAATTGGTATCCAGAGCGGTCTAGGATTATCGCCGGAGTCTTACCATGTAGGAGGTCAGATTCCAGTAGTCGATGAGACCAACGTTCTAGTCAGCTCTATAGTAAACCAAGCTCTCCAGGTTGGTAACGGTTTAGTTTGGCTAGATCAAGATACCGAAGAATTAGTAGTTATCCATCGCACCGGAGTCCAGGCTGGAACTCCAACGACTTACATAATTGGCAACAATCACGGAGACGATTATCATCTCTGCATGAGCGAGATAAACGTTTTCTCTGACGCGGACTCGGTCTATAACTCCTTGACAGTTTTTCTAGAGTCAGACCCAACAATCTTTACAGTCCGCAAGGATCAAGATTCTATTGACCTATACGGCGAAGCAGCTATTGACGTAACACTAAACACCACAACCCTTGCACAGCTAAACAACTGGGCAAACCGGGTATTCAATCACAGATCAGCAAACCAAGTGAACCGGGTTCAAACACCTGCAATCGATAGGCTTGGAGACTTGACAAACGCAGCGGTGTTTACACCGGGAATGACGGTAGGTGTCAGCTATACTAATACTCAACTAGACATCGTCGGATTCTACACTATAATCAAGGTCTCTCATCGCATTGATCCAGATAACTGGTTCACGACACTCGAACTATGGAAGGAAGCCTAGTGGCTTACAAAGTATTTACAAACGGATCGGTTCTTCCGGCATCCGACGTTAACACGTATCTGATGGATCAATCCACCGCAGTCTTTAGCAGTTCTGCAACGAGGGCTGCAGCAATTACTTCTCCAGTAGAAGGACAGCTTACTTATTTAGAGGATGTAAACCTTTATCAAAGCTACAACGGTTCTGATTGGGTAAGTCCTTTTGGATTGACTCTTATCAAGACACAAACTATTGGTTCAGCAGTTTCAACAGCTGTTGTTAGTGATGTCTTTAGTGCTGACTATGAAAATTACAAAATCACAATAACTGGCGGAGTAGGAAGTGCTGATTCAACTTTTACTTTTCAATTAGGATCACAAACTACTGGGTATTATGGCGGAACTTTATTCAACGTTTATTCGACTAATACCGCTTCGGCTTCTGGAGTAAATAACGGATCGGCTTTTACTTTAGTTGGAGCTTTGAACACAGCTGGGCAATCTATGAACTTAGATGTAACCGCTCCTTTTTTGGCAGCTCGAACATCAATTTCTGCACCTTACGCTCGTCAAAACACAGCAGCAAACGGTGGCTTCACAAGCGGTTTCTTAAACACATCAGATTCATACACAGGTTTCACAGTAGGTCTTAACACCGGAACTATGACTGGTGGAACTATACGAGTTTACGGATACAAGAAGGCATAATGACAAAACCAAACATTCAAATAGATGACCTTGTTCGAGAGATGACCGACGAAGAGTATGACTCTTATTTGGCTAGACAAGCTGAACAGGCAGAAGTCGAAGCACAAGCACAGGCAAAGATAGAAGCTAGGCAATCTGCACTTGCAAAACTTGCTGCATTAGGACTAACAGAAGAAGAGATAGCAGCTCTATAACATGGCCGAAGAAACTACTTCGGTTCGCATTACCCAGGCCGACATATACAAGAAGCAACTCGAACACGGCGAGATTCTAGTCAAAGTTCTACAGAAGCTAGATCACCTAGACGATGTTCCAGAGCGTCTTCGCGAAGTCGAACTTACACTTGCTAGATTATTTTGGATTGAAAGAGTAGCTTACGCAGGATTAGGCGCAGCTGTTATCTCAATGATTGGTTTATTTACTACAACGATTGGAGCCTTCTAATGAGCGTTCAAGAAAACTTTACCGTAGACGCAGGTGCTAAGTTTAGCCGGGAGTTTATTTACAAAGTAAACGGAGCCGTGGTAAATCTAACTGGCTACGTTGCAAGAGGACAAGTTCGCAGCTCTACGTTCTCGCCTTTAGTGTTTGAGTTTGTCCCAACTATTGCAGCTGGAACTTACGTAATTACCATGACCTTAACACCAGAGCAAACAGTATTACTTCGAGACTCAAATTATGTTTACGCTTTAGAAGTTTCTAATTCTGCAACTGGAGATGTCAAAATTGTAAGACATGGAGTAGTAACTGTAAACCAAAGAATTGTTAGATAATGACTAGTTGGATTAGATCAGTAGAAGGCAGAATAACTTCGAGCTTCGATGCTCACCGTGCTAGGACTAACCCGGCATCTAGGAACCCTGGAACCGATTACGGGGTTGCTACTGGAACTCCGGTCAAGGCAATAGCGGACGGAACCGTAACTGGCATAGTTACAACTATTCGTGGCGCTGGAGGTCGCATGATCTTTATCTCGTTTGCGGATGGTTACAACGCGGACTTCTTGCACTTATCTCGGATCGATGTCGTGCCAGGTCAGCAAGTCAAACAAGGTGACGTTATTGGTCTATCCGGTGCATCCGGTCTTCACTCCGAAAACGGCTATGGCCCACATCTTCACTTGTCATTCCGTGAGGGTGGAACTCCAACCATGGCAGAAGGCAACCTAGACTTTGAAAAGTTCGTAACAGCTCCCGGTGCAACACCTACTAAGAAGACCGCTGCACCTGCTAAAGCTAGCAAAGCTAAAGCAACTGGCAAAACTTACAAGATAGTCAAAGGTGACACATTAGGCAAAATAGCTAAAGCAAATAAGACAACCGTGGCTGCACTTGTCAAACTAAACGAAATCAAAGACAAGAACTTGATTCAAATCGGTCAAATATTGAAGGTGAGCTAATTATGTGGCTAGACATTATCAGAAGAACGTTCGCAGTTATTATTCTTAAGGTAACTGGCATCTTTGTTGGTGGAGCTGCAATTGGTCTAGAAGTTACCCAGGCTATTGCCATGGCAGCTTTCGCTGGAATCATTGACGTAGCGCAGGAGCTATCCCGTTCTTACCTAGCAGATGGCAAACTAGATCCAGAAGAGATTAACAAGTCATTCGGCAAAATTGGCAACTCGCAGGACAAGCCTAAGAAGTAAATGTCATAGTCATCTATTAGGATGACGGCATGGAAATCACACAGAAAATTGAGGCTTTAGGCTTCGCAAAATATCTAGGCACTTTTGAGCCTGGCACTCCCGATTGGTATAAAGCGCGAAGAGGTATTGGCGGTTCAGATGTCGCGTCCGTAATGGACAAGAACCCATGGAAGTCCGCTTACACGCTATTTATGGAAAAGTCCGGTAAACAATGGGAAGATATTCCGGCAACTATTGCCATGCAGATGGGCACATATTTCGAGCCTGTAATTAGGCAGCTATTCCAAGATAACAATTCAGAATGGCTGACGGTTCATGAGACCGGAACTTGGGCGTCTATCGAGGAGCCTAGATCCGTTGCTAACGTGGACGGCATAATCGAGTGGGCAGATGGATCCCTTGGAGTCCTAGAGATTAAGTTTTCCCGGATGTATTGGGACAAGCTCCCAGAATACTATAACCTTCAAGTTCAACATTACCTATCCGTCCTTGGTATGAAGCGCGCTATAGTCGTAGCGGTCGCAGGAGGCGATTGGAAGGAGTTTGAGGTTATCCTTGATGATTCGCTTGTCAAGGAAATGAAAACCCGCCTACAGGCGTTCTACGGCTTCCTAGAGACAGATACAGCTCCAGACTACGACGGCTCTGAATCTACCTATGAGACCGTTCGAGAGCTATCCGACGGTCTCCAGGAGGGAGAGATCGAGCTTGGATCATTATGGTCTAACTTGCTCCAGGCGAAGTCCGAGTCCGAGTATTGGGAGACACAATTTAGGGCACACAAGTCCGCGGTTCTTGCCTTCATGGATGGAACTAAGTATGGTCTATTCCAAGGTGAAAAGGTTATCGCGCTGCAAGCCCGTAACGGGAAGCCATTCATCACATTCAAATAGGAGGCAACAATGGGTTTCGACCTAAGCAATTACGAACCAGTTTCAGAACGTATTCAGAAGTTTTGGAAGACCTATCCAAACGGTCGAATCATCACGGAAATCAAACTAATCAACGAGCAAGAAGTCGTAGTTCAGGCTTCGGTATTTACAGACCGGGAGGATCCTAGACCGGCATCCGTAGATTGGGCGCAGGAGACTAGAGGATCAAGCAATATAAATCGGTCTTCATTTTTGGAGAACTGTAGCACGTCGGCGATTGGAAGAAGTTTGAGCACCTTAGGGCTATCAGCTTCAAAAAATAGACCTAGCCGTGAAGAGATGATCAAGGCAACCAGGGAGTCCCGGAACTTTATTGAAGAGGCTTCGGAAGCTGCAGCTAACAAAGACATCGAGAGTCTGCGGGTTATCTACGCAACCGCGGTCAAGTCACAGGTTGAAAACGATGTTCTTGAAGCAATCAAGTCTTTAGCTGATTCGCTCAAAGCTAAGTAAATGAGCCTAGAAGCCCTATCGGCGGTTCTGCATCACTCCAAGTCATCCGGCACGTCTAGAGCGATTATGACGGCTCTGGCGTGGCACATTGGGGACGATCCAGAAGAGGGTTGTTATCCATCACAGACACGACTTGCAAAACTTGCAGGTTGCTCCGTTAGACAGATCCAAAGAAATCTCCAGAAGCTAGTCGAGCTTGGGGAAATCGAGATGTCGCAGCATGAAGGAATCGGGTATCGCTTCGACCGGATTACCAATCGATACTGGATCACTTTAGACTGCCCGGAGACGTGTGACGGTAGTTTGAGTCATAATCTACGGGGTGTCAGAAAAGGCAAAACGGGACGGCGTTTAAGACTCATCGGGGTGACACCCACGACGTCACGGGACGGCGTAGATGTCGCCTTAAAGTTAACTAATAATTAACTTAAACTTAAAAGAACACTAGAAGGAGAAAAGAACAAATGGCAACAGTTATGATCTATGCAAAAATTGCAGAAGTAATAAACGAAGGATACCCAAGGCTTAGAGTCTGGGAGACATACGACTTCAAAGGCGAACCGCGCAATCGACTCTGGACGGCATGGCTTGACAACCCAACCAGCCTAAAGAAAGACGATGAAGTAAGAATTGACGGAGCTTTGGGAACCAAGGTTGGAACCTATAACAAGCCCGGTCAAGAGACTAAGCAAGTCGTAGAGCATTCAATAAATAATTGCCAAGTCGATCTAGTCAAGGCTGCAGAAGCCAAGACCCCTATTCAAGAAGTTATTGAGATTCTAGCTCCAGGAGAACCCAAGGATCTCCCGTTCTAAATGTTCCAACTCTTTGTTGCTGGAGACCCTAGACCGCAAGGTTCTAAGAAGGCATTCAACCGGGGCAAACACATAGTCCTAGTTGAAGCTAACAAGGATCTCCCTGCCTGGCGAGAGACGATGAAACGCATGTTTGAGCTAAAGATGCTTGAACGAGATACAGCGTTTCCAACGGCTATCTCGGTATCTATACAGTTCTGGCTAAGAAGACCTAAGTCAGTAACCAGGCAGTATGCAACCGGAACTTACGACATCGACAAACTAACGAGGGCAGTTCTAGATTCGCTGCAATCAGCTAACGTAATTGTGAACGACAATCTTGTCGTGGATCTAAACGTTCGCAAGACCTATGCAGATGACCATGAACCGGGCATGCAAGTAACGGTTATTCCTTATGATAACGAAACGATAACGCAAGGCGTGTCGGACTTAGATCGTAACCGCCGAGGGCTAGTTTGAAGCTATGAAGATACTATTTTTGGATCTTGAAACGTCACCTAACTTGGCACATGTTTGGGGACTCTGGGATCAGAACATAGCAATCACACAGATAGAGCGTTCAACAGAAGTAATCTGTTGGGGAGCTCGGTGGCTTGGAAGTGACAAAGTCATCTTCAAGTCAGTTCACCATCACGGCAAAAAAACTATGTTGGATGAATTACATAAAGTCATGGATCAGGCTGATGTTCTTATCGGCTGGAATAGCGCAGCCTTCGACTCTAAACACATCAAACGAGAGTTCATCGAGAACGGTTACTTGCCACCGTCACCATGGATAGAACTAGATTTAATGCGAACGGTCAAGAATCAATTCAAGTTCCCATCTAACAAGCTCGATTACGTTTCACAGAAACTAGGCGTTGGATCTAAAGTTAAACACACCGGGTTCCAACTCTGGCTGGACTGTATGGCTGGAAACGCTAAAGCCTGGAAGCTAATGAAGGAATACCAGATTCAGGATGTGAACCTTCTGATTGACCTTTACTACATCTTGTTGCCATGGATAAGAAACCATCCACATGTAGGGGTAAGCGAAGGCAACCCAATCTCCTGCCGTAATTGTGGCAGCGATAACCTAATGCGCTACGGGTTTAGATTTACCGGAAACGTAAAGTATCAGCGCTATCTATGCCAGGAGTGCGGAACCAGCTTGAAAGGCGAGATTCTACTTAGCGGAAAGCGATCGTAACAGTTTGATAACAAAGCTAAGACACGCCTTGACACCGAAGTCAAAACTCTAAAATTGAATTACCAAGACACAGGAGGAGAAACTATGTTAGACGTAATGAGAGTCTTTATGGCTCTGGGTTTATTTATATTCGCTTGCTTCGGCGCTTACATCGTGGGCGAACCAGCCGTTGCATTATTAGCAGCCATAACCGCGTATCTTTACCTAATCGCGGAATGGAGTAGTAAATGAAACTATCCGGTGAAGAACGCAACGCCATCTTGTTTGAGGCTATGCAATTACTCATGGATGACAACCTGGTATGGAG